CCCACCTTTTTTTTTCGCTCTCACTATGTATTTTATAGCGTTGCCTTCCGCGAAAAGCAACTTGTTTTTGTTTATAAACTCTGCTGGCTGAATGACATAATCTTGATAATGTGATCCGCCTACTTGCCTAGTTAACGATTTTTTTCTTTTCATCTTCGTACTCCTTTATTGTTTCTTCTGTTGGATGATATACATCCACATGACAATGACATTCAGGACAATGTAAATTAGTTACAATATCATACATCTCACCTTCTTCTATATCATGGTCGCCACCCCATATTAATTCAGCGTTACAGTGCCAGCACTTCATATTATTTCTCCATTTCTAGTTTTATTTCACACCATTCAGCATATAAAGGCGTAATTGATTCCGGTCCATCTACAAGATAATTAACTAAAGAAGTTTCATTTAACAATTTTTTAAAATATTTTAATTCCCATTTTGAACATTTACAATTATTCCAATAATGTTCAGAATCAGTACATCGACCAATAGTATCTTCATAGTATTTGTCTCTTAATATTTCTCTATGTTTTCTTCTTTTATAAGTAACTTCTTGAGGTCTTGTCATTATAATATATAAGCTCGATCAAATTTTTTAGGATCTACAATATGCAATTCACGCTTCGCTCTCGTCGCTCCAGTGTAGAATAATCTATGTAATTCATCTGGGTCATGACTAAACGTTTCTATGGCTGCACCTGTAATGTCCTGTAACAATAAAACTTTATCAGCTTCTCCTCCTTTTGCTCCGTGTATTGTTGACATTTTAATACGAGGATTTTTGTTTATCATCTCACCATTCGCCCTCATGTTACGAATGTAATTTTCTGTGATATTGTCTAGTCCTTCAAATGAATCATACCAAACCTTATCTATCTTTAATCCATATTGATCTTGACATTCTTTTAGTGTATACTTCGCGTCCGGATGTAAAGTTTTACCCTTCCGGAATCCCTCTAAAACATTAGATCCAAGATATTCATATATATTTTTAATCTCTAAGTGAGTTAATAGATCTCCTTTACGCCAATGTTCCCAATTATTTAGAGCTAATAATAATTTTAAAGATACAGAGTTCATACCTTTATATTGATAGTACCAACCTTGTAACTCGCAAAGGTCCTTTGCGTCATCTAAGAAATAATTGGCAGAAGATAGTACTAACCATTCTCCTTCTTTCATATCAACTTGAGTTATGTCAGAATATCTTTTTAAAATTCCTATCTCTTCTCTAGGTTTATATTGTTTATCAAATCTGTTTTGTACTTTACTTATAATTCTTTGTGATAGTTCATGTATAGGTCCACCTGGTATTCTATAAGATTGATCTAAAGTTTTAATATTATCTACTTCTTCTTTTAAAGCTATGAAGTGATCTACATCCGCACCAGCCCATTTAAAAATTGCTTGGTCATCATCTCCTGCTATGTAAGTTTTTTCTGCGTTAGTCCATAAAGTCCTAACCATTTCCCATTGTATTAATGATAAATCTTGTGCTTCATCTATAAATAATACTTTAAAGTTAGGATTCTTTTTTAAAGCTATGTAATCTTCTAGTAAGTCTGTAAAATCTTTTAAACCTTTTTCTTTCTTAAATTTTTGTAATTGTTCTGCTAATAAAAATAAAGTACTTCTCTCTATATCTATTATGTTTTTTCTAGAATCATAGTATTCTAGTAAGTCTTTGCGTTTAACTCTAGCTGTATTAATAATAGTTAAATATTCATTGTCTGAATTAAATGTACCATCTTCATCAGAATATTTTGCTGTCTTAATTGGCAAACCACATTTTTGTCCAAATTCTCTATAGTCTTCTGACTTCATCATCTTCTCTTTAGTCATACCTAATTCACTAAAAGCTAATGAATGCAAAGTTCTAAAGTTTTTTAAATCAGTATCTGAATCTAGATTAAATTTTTTTGCAGCTCTTGATGCTGCTTCTTTAGCTGCCTTCTTTGTAAAAGAAAAATAACCTATTTGTTTAGGTCTAATCCCTTGTTGTAGGAATTGATCTACTAAATTTAATAATGTTGTCGTCTTTCCCGTTCCCGGTGGTCCTAGTATTATTGTTTTCATATTTTTTTAATTTCCTTTCTGCCTGTTGTAACTTTAAAGTTTTTTTATCAAGTTGTTTTTGTAAATCTTCTATAATCATTCTAAACTGTAAATGATAATTAACTCCTATTTTCATTAAAACAATCCTTTCAATAATCCTACTTTAAAAATTTGTTCTTTAGTACGTACTCTTGCTCCTTTAGAATTTTCTGAACGAGTTACAAACCTTAAATTATTAAGTCTATAGTTCCATGGTTTACTATCTTTATGATCTACTACTGTAATATCATAATCATAGGGATCTAATTCTCCAGAATGTAAAAATGCTCTAGCAACTAATTTATGTATACAAATACTACAAGCTTTTTTACCTCCATTTTTTCTTTTATCTAAAGTCTGTAACATTACATAAGGATATTCAATTGTATCTCTAATAACTATGTGTTGAACCTTAGTTAAACCATTACCTTTAGAATTTTTATTTAAAATATAAGGAAAATCATTAGTATTTAATTTTTCATCATATTCTGCAAAAGGATGTTTACCTCCATCAGGATAAATAAAATATTGATTTTCAATAATATTGTGATTAGGAATAATTTCAGAAACATCCACAGGTTTAGAATAAGTTTGAATATTTTTAAAATCCACCTCTTCTTCTATTAAAGATAATTGTTGTTTCATTAAAAATCCTCCTGTTGGTATTCAACTTTAGAAACACTTGCTTCTATCTTTTTCATTGTTTTAATTTTAATTAATCTTGGCTGTTGTTGTTTAATTCTAGTTCTTTTTTCTTCAACAAATATATCCTCATGATATCCCTGTTCTTTAGTTAAACTTTTAATTAAATTTCCAGTTTTAATTTTATCTATGTCCCAATTGTTTTTCTTTAAGAAAGAATAAAAATCTTCTATTCTAAAATATGTAAATTCTTTTTTATCATCTGTGTATGGAAGTTTATTAAATACATCATCTAATGTTCTTGCCGCTTGTCTGTTAGTTGTCCAGTCTTGAAGTAAACTTGTAAGTTCATTAGTAGGGTTTAAAGATTCTAAAGGTTCTATGGTTTGTAAACCATTATCTAATAAAGGTTTTAAAAAATGTTGTTTCCAATCTTTAGGTTTTGGAATAGGTATTACTAAATTAGCCTGATCTAAACATGCAATAGCAAACAATGCTGGGCTATAAAGTTGTTCTGTTTTTAACTCAATTCTTTTTTCATCTACATTTAAAAACCATTGAGGTGGTGTTGATGTATATTTTGTTAAACTTCCTAACACTGGCATTTCTTCTTCTCCGTATCCTACACCATATCTTTTAGTTCTACATAAACCAGACTGACATACAGAATTTATAGGTGCATCTTTACATCTATACTTGTCATAACCTTTTCTATTTACTGATTTAATTAATTGTTGAACCTCACTATTACTTAAAGCTGGTGTCATATATTTAATGTTAGCTTTTACAATTTCATCTTCCCATGTATCTGGGTTGGCTTGTTTATAATAAACTGCAATATTAAATAACGCATTATTTCTAGACCCCTCACCAAAACCTGTTGATGCTAATTTGTTTAAGCAAGGAGGTCCTAAAGAAAAAGCTTCTTCTATTTTTGTTTCTTTAATTTTAATTTCTTCAACTTGTTTTTTTGTGCACGAAAAAAAATCATAGAGCTGATAAAATTCCTCAAGTGTACAACACTCGCCTTTATCATTGATTGCATATCGTAATCCTTTCGTTCCGTTATAGTAGGGTAAATTTAAAAAATTACCTGTATCCCCACGTTCTACAAGTATTTCTGTTTGTTTAGGGAAGATCTCACAACCTTCATAACCTAAAACTTTTGACATTTGTTTTAATTTAGATTGCATCAAAGATGCAGGAATATTTTCTTTAGTAAATAAAAATACGTGAGCACCGCCTGATTTAGAACGGCAAACTATTAAGGGGAGATTAAGATTTCGTATGCTTTGAATGAGCTTGCTGTGATCAAAATTATATTCATCGATAT